TCCGTGACGGAGTGGGCTATTTGAAAGCAGAGGAAGAAAAACTCGCAACACCTACTTTGTTCGACCTTGAAGAAACAACCGAAACGCAGGAGGATGAAAATGAGCGCACCGACATCAGCGGAGTTTAGGAGCAGAGTTTACACAGACCGTCCCGCTTATGCTGACTTTGACGCACCCGCAAAATTTGAAGCTGTGAACTACCCATCACTAAAGTGACGGGCTTCCATTAAATAGTTCACCAGACTAAATAAAGCCGAGCGGAGAAGAGCCGAACAGATAGACCCTGCACAAATAACATTTGAAAATATGGAGGTAATATAAAAATGACATTTACAGCAGACAAAGCCGAACTTATTTCGGCTATCAGAAACGTAAGCGGTGCGGTAGACGAGAAGTCAAAGTCCGTACCCGCACTCGCTTATATCAAATTTGAACTTGAAAGCGGTATGCTTTCACTCACAGGCTATGACCTCGAAATCGGTATCACAACTTCAATTCCCGTTCAGAGTATGGACGGCGGTGCTTTCCTTTGCGATAAGCGCATAGCCGACCTGCTCGCAAAGCTTCCGAATGGTGATGTTGAATTCAATGTTGAGGATGAAGAACTCACCATTAAGCAGGGCAAGAGCAAGAATAAGCGTCCTGTTCTTTTGGCTACAGATTATCCCGCAATACCTATCACAGATGTTGCAGAAACGCCGCTTACACTCTCGCAGGAAACCTTGAAGAATATGATTGATGAAACAGTATATGCCGTTGCGGTAAGTGAAAATAAACCTATTCTGACAGGTGAACTCTTCGACATTAACAGCGGAATATTCAATCTCGTTGCTATTGACGGATATAGACTTGCAATCAGGACAGAGCCTATAAATGTTGAAAATCAGCAGTATTTCGTTGTTCCCGGTAAGGCACTTAAAGAACTTTCAAGGCTTTTGGCAACCGGTGAAGCAAAGGTATATCGCACTCCGAAACACGTTACCTTTGACCTCGGAAACATAAAGATGTTTTCAAGGCTTTTGGAGGGTGAATTTCATAATTATAAAGGTTCTTTGCCCAAATCATCCGCAACATCTGCAATTATTAATACAAGAGAAATCGTAAGTTGCCTTGAAAGATGTTTGCTGATTATCAATGAAAAACAGAAAGCACCTGTTAAATTGAGTTTTGCAAGTGGAGAACTTAACATCACTTGTAAGACAAGTGCGGGAGAGGTTGACGAAATAATTCCTATTGACTTTGTGGGAAACACTCTTTCAATCGGCTTTAATTGTCGTTATCTTCTCGATGCATTTAAAAATTGCGGTACTGACACAATTAAGATGTCCCTCGGAGCGCCGACAGCTCCCGCAACAGTAACCGCTACAAGCGGAAATTCCTTTACATTTCTTGTCTTACCGGTAAGACTTAAAAACTAAACAATATAAAAGGAGCGTTATATTATGAACATTGCTATACTTATGGGAAGATTGACTACTGACATTGAACTCAAAACAGGCGGCGCGAAGAATACAAGCATAGCGAGCTTTACAGTTGCTTGTGACCGCGACTATTGCAAGCCGGGAGAGGAAAGACAGAGCGATTTTATATCCTGTACCGCTTTCGGCACAAAAGCCGAATTTATCGCAAAGTATTTCAGTAAGGGCAGAATGATTGGAATAGTCGGTACACAGCAGACGGGCTCTTACAAAGATAAGAACTATCCCGATGTCACGCACTACACGAACAAGACCATTGTAGAAAAGGCGTTTTTCACAGGCGAGAAGAAAGCAGACAGTAATACCCCCGCAGCATACGGAGTAAATCCACAGGCTCAGCAGATGCCACAGCAGACTATCCCACAGAATTTACCGACATCTGATGCGAACCTTAACGAGTTTGAGGAAATCCTCGGTGACGGACAATTGCCATTTTAGGAGGTGACAGACAATGTCAACTCAATTAACTCTACTTGATGACTTTCCCGACGATAACAAGCGCAAAGAAAAACGATATGCCATTGAGATTACCACAAAAGGAACGGCGACACAGCTACATAAACTCTTTCGGGGACTTGCAGACCTCGGAGCGATAGGCAAGGAGTTTGAAATAACACCCCTTGCAGACAAGCAGACGGTGGAAAAGAAAGAGGACGATAACACAATCGTCCTCCCGCTTGCTGAAACCGTTGAAATGCTCTATAAGTCATTTCCGAGGAAAGAAGGCAAGGCAAAGGGCGTTGAAGCTTGTGTTGCTTATCTGAATAAGGGTAGACAGGTTACAGGTTATCCCGGCAAGACAAGGCTTAATCATCATCAATTATCCCTCGCTATTCGTGAATATGCCCGAATTTGCGAGAAAGAGCAGAAAGAAAAACAGTACATTCAAATGTACTCAACCTTTATGAATAAGACCGTACTTGACTTTGTGGAAAGCACACGGGACATCTACGAACAGGGAATGCACGATAAGTACGGTGAGGATTGGCAGAAGCTTAAATTCATCTATAGGGATTAATTATATTCGTAAAATAATAAGGCGGTGATTTACATAGAAGATGAAGCAATAAAGAATATTGCGGATAACCTTGAAGCCGAAAAATCTGTACTTGGAGCAATGCTGATTGACGTTGGCTTAGTTCCTCTTATTGCAGAAGAATTGACAGGCGATGAATTCGGAACGGCTACAATGCAGGGCATATACAAGATATTGGTTAAAGTGTATCGGACAAACCCGCGCGAGTTTGATTTGATAAAGGCATCCGATGTTCTTGTAAAGGCAACAAAAAAGCCTCAGAATGAAGTAAGAAAATTTCTTGCTGATTGTATGCAGCTTATGCCGTCAACTCATAATTGGCAATCCTACACGAAAATTGTCAAGAACAATTATATAATGCGAACGGCAGCAACCGTATTTGATGAAAATATCGGTAAAATGACTATTGAAAATGCAACTGACGTTTTACAAGGTATCGTATCAACGCTCAATTCTCTTACGAGGACATCAAGCAAACAGGCTTTGCATAAACTCGGTGATATTCTTCCGCAGTATTACACGGACCTTTTCAACAAGAACAAAGCAAATCTTCTTGACCTCGGAATTCTCGGACTTGACGGACTTCTCGGCGGTATCGGCATAGATGATTTAACGATACTTGCCGCCCGTCCCTCAACAGGTAAGACCGCGTTTGCCGTTGAAATTGTTAAAAGTCTTTTATTGCAAGGAAAGAAAGTGGCTTTATATTCGCTTGAAATGGACGAAAATCAAATACTAAACCGTATGACATCAAGCTTATCTAACGTTCCTCATAGTGCAGTAAAACGCCACGAGGTTGACGAACACGCTACAGCTATAGCTTCCGCAGCAGGTGAAATGTCAAAATGGGGAAACAACCTCTTTCTTAACGATACATCGAATATCAAGGTATCTCAAATCCGTAATGAATGTACGGTAAACCCCGTAGATGTAATAATCGTAGACCACATCGGACTAATAACCCCCGAAGAACATCACAGGGACTTACGCGAGGCAATAAGCGAGATTTCGCGAAACCTCAAAATCCTTGCTTCCGATTTGAAAACGCCTATCATTGTCCTTTGTCAGCTTAACAGAGAGGTTGAAAAACGAAATAGTCCCATTCCTATGCTCGCAGACCTCCGAGAGAGTGGCACAATTGAACAGGACGCTAATAACGTGATATTCCTCTTTAAGACGGACAGGAACGACGAGAACAGCGACATAGGCGTATCTGTTGCAAAGAACCGTAACGGAAGCTTGGGCGTTGTAGTCAAGACATTTGACCGAGAAACTCAATCATTCGGAAAGAATTTCTATCAGTATACTACGGACAAGAAAAGCGGAAACAACGACAGACCTAATTTTACATAAAGGAGTGATAAAAGATGATAACTAATGAAATTGAACAGCTCAAAGCCGAAAACGAGCAGTTAAAGAAAAGGCTTGAAAATGCGGTTGAGTTGCCTTTGAGAAAGGAATAAATAATGGAGCGATTGACAGATAAAAAGAGTGGAAATCCAATTTGTTCTGAACAAGGTGGGTTAGGTGTTTCAGCTAAGTTTATTCGTAGGCTTGCTGAGTACGAAAACACTGAATTAGCACCCGATGAAATCAGCATTTTAAAGGAAGAAAATGCAAAGCTAAAGCAAAAGATTGATGAAGCTATGGAGCTGTTAAAAATGGCTGATAATGATTTATGGCGTGTTTCTGACTGCAAGGTGTGCATAGTTGAGTGCATTTGTGATATAGGTAGCAAGAAAAAATGTCTTGCAGGCTGTGGAAAATTCAAATGCAGTTATTCAGACCGCTACGAGAAGCTGAAAGGTGAGGTGCAGAATGAACGAGATGTTTAATTGCGTGACTAGCAAAGGAAAATTAACTGGTGATAGCTGTTTTGGATGTAAAGTAAAATCAGATGAGTGCGATTTGTATAAGCTGTTGCAAGAAAAGCAGGAGCGTGACAAGGTGAAGTGCGAGAATTGCAAACGTTTTGAATTACACAAAGATTATAATATTCACAATGGTGAATGTATATTTAACAGAGTTCCTGTGTACTTGTATGACTTTTGCAGTTATTTTGAGCCAAAGGAGCGTGAAACATAATGCAGTGTGAAAATTGTGCTGGTTTATTCGATGACGAGTGCTTAATACAAGACAAATTTCCTCACTTGTTGTATTACTACGGAAACCACGATTATGGCTGTAAATTAAACTACAAAACATATAAATTTCTTTATGATTATGGTTGTAATGCTTCTGGAAGAAGTTATGAACTTATAACAGGATATAGTGAGGGGCAAGGAATAATAAGCAGAGAACCAACAAAAGAAGAACTGGAATATTGGAAAAAGCAAGATAAGCAATTTGAAAAAATTATGAAAAGATTAAAGGAGCGTGAAGAAAATGAGTGAAGAATTAAAGCCTTGTCCGTTATGTGGTAAAAGTGTAGAAATTCACGGCGGTGCAGAGGATTGGAGTCCTACATTTTATGACCCAGATAGTGGAGGAGACCCATATTATATCAGTTGTGAATGTGGTTGCACATTCAGCAATTATAGCTATGATGCGAAAGAAACAGCTGAATTTTGGAACAGGAGGGCAGACAATGCCGAATGAAAAGAAATACATTGACGTGTCTAATATAAAATATTTGCTTGATATTTCGGAAGAAACCGCAATTGAGGGCAGAGAGATAGTTTACAAGTCAATGATTGACGATATTCCCACAGCTGACGTTGCGGAGGTTAAGCATGGACGCTGGCGTAATTGCTATTTAGATTATACGTTGGCAGAATGTTCTGAATGTAAAGAAATGTTTGACGTTTGCTCCGAAGAAAAGGCAACGGCAGAATTATTTGATGTGTTTAATCGGTTTTATAAATTTTGTCCCAACTGCGGCGCAAGAATGGACGGTGAACGCAATGGATAATGAATGTGAGTTTTGTAAAGTTGATAATAATTTTCATTGTAGTGTTATACATTTTGACGGTGATAACGGCTGTACCCTTGACGTACAAATGCCGTTCGGAATGGTTGAAATGCTATACAAACAGGATAACAAAACCGTTTTTAATTTGGATTTTGAGATTAATTATTGCCCGATGTGTGGCAGGAAAATAGGTGAAAGTAATGTCTAAACAAACTCCACTTGAAATGGCAAGAAAAAAGGAAAATAACAAGCCTTGCGGACAATGCGACAATGCCGAGCGTATTGGAAATACTTTGTATTGTAAATCAAGTGGCAAGATAATTATGCCGATGTTCTATGATGTCTGCTGTTGCAGAGGAAATAGAGGCAAACAAAATGCTGACTGATTTATTTATTCACGACAAGGCAACAGGAGAAACACACCGCATAGGCGATAATCAGCACGATAGTTTGTCCGTTATTGACGGACGTGTTGTGTATGAAAACTTGCAAAACGGAGAGGGAACATATAGTGGTAAGGGCGATTATGAGTTTGTTGAAAGCGAATACGGAGAGAGGTAAAAATAATGAAATGTATCATACCCCATACATCACAACCCGAACGCATACGGCACGGGACAGCAGAATACATACGCATTGACCTTGTGGAGAAAGTTCTTGAAAAGGAATATGAGAAAAAGGTTGATTTGGTATACAAGCAAGTCGGCAGGGACGTTGTGGCGCAGATTATGGCTACCTGCTGTACTGTTCTCAATAAGGATTATCATTTTGGCAAAGACCGCTTAATGCGTTTCAAGCAGGGTGTAGAGGGACTTTTCAAGATAATGCTTTCGGGCGGTATCGCAGGACAACCCTTTACAACAGAGAATTGTATCAACTATATGCGAGATACATACGGCATTGATTTTGATAAAAACGAGGAGGTTGTAACAACAAATGAACAACACAGTTGACAAAACGCAGATACACGAAAATATCTGCAAGCAAATGACCGACACATACAGACGTAAGAATTCTGACTACGGAGATAGCTTTGCAAAGCTCCGCACAGAGTTTGACAATGCAATTCTTATCCGTATTTACGATAAGTACAGCAGGCTTAAATCACTTAAAAGCGTAAATAAGGTACAACAGGTATCGGACGAAAGTATAAAAGATACGCTCCTTGACCTTGCTAATTACTGTATTTTGGAACTTGTCGAAATGGAAATCGACGAAAGGAATAATGTAGTGAAAGGAATTACGAACAATGACACCGAATGAATATCAGAAACTTGCTATGAGAACGGCAGGAACAGAGGACAAGGAAAGACTTTTGGTGAACGGCGCACTCGGAATATGCGGAGAGGCAGGGGAAGTCGCTGACCTTATCAAAAAGACCGCTTTTCAGGGACATAGCCTTGACGTTGAACATCTTGTAGAAGAATGTGGAGATTGCTGTTGGTATCTTGCTATTCTCTGTGAGGCGGTAGGTACAACGCTCGAAACGGTTATGACAATGAACATTGACAAGCTGAAAAGAAGATACCCCAACGGCTTTTCTACCGAGAGAAGTATTAACAGAGAGGAATAAAGCCTATGAATTGGACGGAAGAAGAATATAAAGCTTTCCTTGACAAGAGGAAACAACAGAAAGCACCGCCTAGAAAAGAATGCTGCAACATTCAGGCGGCGAGTACATCACCTTTACCACCAACAAATAAATCAGGAAAATCAAAGTATCACGCTCAAAAGACTACCGTAGACGGCATAGAGTTTGACAGTAAGCTCGAAGCTCACCGCTATTGCGAACTCAAAACGCTTGAAAAGGCGGGCAAAATATCCGACCTACGCTTACAGGTGCCGTATGAACTTATCCCAAAACACGAAATTGAGGGTATAAAGATACGCGCCACAAAATATATTGCCGATTTTGTCTACAAGGACGAAAGAACAGGTGAGGAAATCGTTGAGGACACAAAAGGCTTTAAGACCTCCGATTACAAGCGGAAGAAAAAGCAGATGCTTCAACGATATGGAATTGAAATACACGAAGTAAATTAATAAGGAGTGAACGGAATTGAATTCCTGTATAGATAACTGTTGCCTTGAATGTGAGGGTGGCGAGAAATTTAACGATTGCAACATCGACATAGAATATCGAATTGAAAAACGCGTATTCGGAAGCATTGTATGCTCTTATACAGTAAATTGCTTTAAACTTGCAAAAGAAATATACAAATCTCTTGATGATACTCATTTTGAAGAAAGTTCAACGTTCTGCCCATCCGCAGTATTGCTGTTCATTAACGGCGTAAGAATGAAGATACCGAAAGCTGAGAGCTTAATTTATACTATTAAAGAACGTCAAAAAACGCTTAATCTCCGTAAGGGTAGGGAGGGTAGTCAATATGAAAAACGATAATAATCTCGTTCCGGTTGAACGTTTGTTTGTCAGTTACGATAAAATGAAAACTGAAATTTCTTTGCTTCAAATCAGCTTGCAGAATACCGTATTGGATGATGAAGAAATTGAAAGTATGGCACTTTCGCATCCTGTAGGTACCAATGATTGTGGAAAATCTTCCGTATTTAACACTTCTCAAAAAGTTGCTGATATTGCAATATCAATCGACGGCAAACTGAAAAAAGAAAGAAGCGTTATCAAAAAACGTATTTCGCTTCTCACAAATGCTATTCAGCAAATAGATATTTACGTTAATACACTTTCGGAGTTTGACCGTAAGCTGTTTAACGACAGGTACATACTAAAGAAATCCCGTGCATCTATAGTAGCTGAATACAATATTTCCGGTGATAGTACAAGCCTAACAACAATTTCAGCACATTGTAAAAAGATAAAATACGATTTCTACACCATTACACCGTTTACGGCAGACCAAATGATAGAAGCAACAGGAAAATACAAAGGCTATTATGAAAGGAACAATAAAGAATAATTATATGTGCCGTTTCATATACATTTTATGAGAGGTGGTTAATATAGAAAAGTGTATTTATTCTACAATACGATTCAGGAACATTGAACAGATTAGATCGTCTTACAGCTGCTAATTACGGTATGCCTTTAAATACAAATCTATGTGTAAATAAATTCGTGAAATCTAGAGATAAAGTGATAATGTTACAAGCGGCTTCCATATTCACACAGGGCGATGGTGGTCACTGGGACAAAAATGAAGTGAATGATGTAATGCTAGATGTTGCTAAAACATCTATTAAATGTTTAGCAAAGGATTTATTTAATCAATTAACAAATAAAAAGAATATTGCGAGGTAATACAATATGGCAATCCATAATAAATCACACAGCAACTCCGGCTTGATGTCAATCAATCGTATGAATAAAGAAAATATTAAACACAAAACTAGTGTTGATTTTGCGGTTCCAGAGAAAACAGATTGCATTTTAATCAACGAGGATTGTTTACAGCTTCTGAAATCTTTACCTGATAATTCAATTGAATTAATCCTTCTTGACCCCCCGTACAATTTAGATTTGGCAGATTGGGATACTTATGCAAACTACATTGAATGGGCGGCAAAATGGCTAGATGAAGCATATCGTGTGTTATCTAAGAACGGAAACATGGTTGTTTTTGGTGGAACTCAATTTCAAAATGTAAAAAGTGGTGACTTAATAGAAATAATACATCATTGCAGACATAAAACTAAATTTCGTTTGGTGAATACGATTATCTGGTACTATAAGAACGGAATGTCAGCTCATAGGTATTTTGCAAATAGACATGAAGAAGTTATATGGCTCACAAAAACCGACCAATACTATTTTGACCTTGATTCAGTAAGAATAAAATACGATGAAAAAGAATTGGCACTTGCATTAAAAGATAAGCGATTAATACCTGAAAATGTTATGAAAGGAAAAAATCCAACGAACGTTTGGGAGATAGGAAGGCTCAATGGTAATTCGTTAGAAAGAGTCGGTCATCCTACGCAAAAGCCACTTGAAATTGTTCGAAGATTAGTAAAATCACTTTCCTATCCTGATTCTATCGTTTTAGATTTTTTTGCAGGTAGTGGTACTACAGGACGTGTTTGCATTGAAGAAAAAAGGAATTGTATAATGTGTGATAAAGACCCTGAGTCACAAGTATATTTTCAGAAACATATCGAAAATATGAAGAGAACTGACCTTGCAAACCCTTTCGATATGGACGAAACTTTAGATGATTTTTTTTGTAAAATTTTAAGTAGAGTTAATGTTCAATAAAAAAGAGCAATGACTTGCAATCAATCATTTACATAGCACTCAACCTAACCGTTGAGTGCTTTTTTCATACTCATTTGAAAGGAGGACATCTATGACTGCCGAGGAAAAAACCGAACAGCTCAAAGCCAACCGTGAAAAACTCGAACACGAAATCTATGTCACAGAGAAGAAAGCCAAGGCTTGCGAGGACGATGAGAAGTTTTTGATAAGTACGATTAAGCAGTACAACCGTAAGGCAAGTATAATATTTCCTGTACGTTTAAAAAAGAGCAATACTCCGATAAGGAATTAAAGAATATTGTTACAAAAAAAGTTGAAAACGTAATAAATAGAGATATAAGCAAGAACAAAATATAGGTACAAGTCAACAATTACATTAATATACAAGCAAAAAAGCGGTACACCGATTACGATGTACCGCTTAATTTCTGCTATTTATTCATCATCTGTTGAGAGGAGTTCTGCTGTTAAGAGAACGGGAGCTTCTGTAATAGCTCGTGCTTGTTCATTCCCCTCAAGATACTTCTTCATTTCCTCAACCGCCGAATTTATCAGCCGCTCTATGTCCGCCGCTGTAAGAAATATTCGTGCTATTGACGGCAGACGTTCCCACACCCACACGGCAACCTCGGAGAATTTCAGCTGTCCCGTTCCGCCGCCGTAGTCACGCTCCGCCTTGACAACAAGCGCAAGCAACATCTGCTTCACCTGTTTTTCGTATCCGAGCTTTATCAGAACGAACATAACAATAAGGCATATGAGGATAAGGATAAAGTCCCATCTGTATAAAAGTAAAAAGTCTAACATAATAAATCCTCCTTATATTTTTTTGACATATTTTTCGCCGAGAGAAATCCACCCTGCGCCGCTTTTAAGCCTACCCCACGGAGTTGTTCCGACGGTCTGAGTTGCGACGATGGTGTATACCTCATTTTTATGTACTACTGTTACAATCTTGCTTTGTGTTCCCGGAGCACTTCTGACGTTCAGCTCGTCGCATATTATGCGATAGAGTTTCGGCTTTGCCGTTGGCGTTGTTGTCGTGACGGCAGGCTTTCCGCAGAATGCCGCAAGGTATTTCGCAGTCGATTTCACAAACTCGCCCCATAAACCGTGAGCCCGTATCTGCTGCGGACAGTTTTTCCCCGTCCACGAGTAATGTTGCCAGAGGTTTCCGTTGATTTTGTCTTGCATACCGTCAATGACCTGCGTATGACCTTTTTTCCACAATATCCACGCGGCAAAATACGCGCCGTTATCCCTTGCAATATCAAAATTGCATTCGGGATTTTCGCATATTTCAATGCTACACGTCGTATTGTTGCCCTCACGCTTGCCGCAAGTCCAAGCCACTTCATCAAGCGGCTGTACAAGATATGCGATTTTATCATCCACAAACCCCGTATATCCTATTTCCTGAGCCGCGTCGTTCGTCTTGCAAAGCCTGTGATAATAGTTTCTGTGCGCAAGAGCGTTCGCACCTTTGCCAAAATTGCCTGTTTCGTGTACCGTAACGCCCCTGTTGGCAGTCATCTTGTAGCCGGGCCGATGATTGCTTGATATGGGAGCATAGTCCGTTATAATATTAACCAATTCCGTCACCGTCCGTCCCTGTTATATTTGTGCTCATATAGTCATAGTCATTAGTGACCATATCGCCGTAATACCCGCCGTATGTATCTGCGCCGTTTCCGCTGTTTTTTATCTGCTCTTTCGCAAGCCACTTGTTCTTACTCCACGCCCTTATGCCGTTCTGTCCGGCGTACGCGAGAAACGATATGCCGGATACCGACCAAGACGTCCTTACGATAGTCTGAGATAGTCCCTCTACCGTGTTAAGACCAAGAAAGGCGAGGACGTAAGAAAGCCCCGTGAACGCAATGCTCGCGAGGAAGAAGCAAGTCACTATTATTTTCGAGTATTCGATACGTTTCTTTGCTTTCTGTTCCGTAATTCCGGATTTTGTTCCGATTTTAAGTTCCACCATTACGTTATTCCAAACCTTTCCGCATCGGCCGCCCAGTTCTGAGCGAGTTCCGTTTCCGTGAGACCTCTGCTATACACTCTCAGGGAGTAACACTTGATTTTCGAGTAATAAGCGCCTTTGCCAGCTCCGCCGATGCCAAATAGTGTGGAGCTTATATTGATGCTTCCCGAGATAGACATTTCATCCACCTTGACGCCGTTTTCAAACAATACGATTTTTCCGCCGTTGTATGAGCATTGCAGGGCATACTTTTTATTAACGACGACTGTGCTTGAGGATTGTACCCCTCGATAATTACCGTCAATACGAGTATCAGCTATATGCCCCGCGTTTGTCCTGTAAAATCCGAAACCCGAGCTGTCGAAGTTAGAACAAATATCCTGCTCTACCGTTCCGAGTTCGAGCCATTCAAAGACCGCCTCAAAGGTAACCTGCGAGGAAAATGATGATAAGGGCGGCAACCGTAACATTGTATCGCTTGTACCATTAGTCTGATAGTAGTTAGCTCCGATATTACCGCTTGCACGATAACCGCCGTTACCCTTGAGGTCACACCAGATTTTTGTCATATTGCTGTCGTGCGGATAACCTGCAACGTTTTTGTCGCCGTCGAGATGATAAACTATATCACTTGCCACATAGCCCAGACTTGATGTCGTTTCGCGCGTTGCTCCGCCTCCGGAAATTGTTCCGATGTCCGTTGCAAAATCGTTGTATCCGTCGCCCTCGTTTACCGTGCCGCCCTTAGCTGTAATCGCGGCGGCAATAGCTGCCTTGTCAGCCTGTAATGCCGCAATGCTTTCCGCAATACTCATAATAAAGCCTCCAATTCCTCCGCCAGTCCCTGCATTGCCGCGAGGTCTGCATAAAAATTAGCTTCCGTGTCCGTATATCCGCCCGCCTGAGCTGACGCATATGCTGACATTCCGTCCGCGCCGTTGTTGAGTTGGTCGAGGAGGTCAAGCGTTTGCTCATACGTCGGTACCGCTTCGGGAGTTCCGTCAATGCTTGCTCCGACGTGGAGCGAGAGCTTCGCCGACTTCGCGACCTCAATATAAGCCTCGCCCTCGGGGACAAGCGCCGCCCATTGCACCGTGATTTCCCCCTCGCTTGCGAGGACTGAGCCGTCTACGGTATATTCGCCGTCCACGAGCGCCACTTCGTATGGATTGGTGTTCCCGATATCAAAATACAAGCGGTATTCCGCATTTTCCACAATCGGAGCCTGTACTACGGTAATTTTTCTGTGGTTTGTTTCCCCGACGTAGCCTATAAGCGTATCATCGGCTTTTATCGCGCCGTCAGCGCGGATGTATAAATTCATAAAATCACTCCTTATGTTCTGAGATTTGGCAGACAATAGCAACTATCAAATGCTCCGTTAGCGATTGTCGCGGTGTCGGATAGATTGATATCTATAAGCGCATAGCAATTATAACAAGCATATCCCTTAACCTCCGTTATCGGTTTATCGCTTATGATTTTTCTGAGTGCTTGGCAGCCATTGAAACACTGTGCCGGGAGCTTTGTTACGCCGTGGATATTAATACTCCTTAAATTATAGCAGCTTGAAACAAAGCTTTCCGGAATAGCTGTCAGATTGTCCGGCAAGGCTATCGACATTAGCGACGAGCAGATATAAGCAAATCTGAATGTTGCGTCCGAAGCACGTTCCGGCGGATTAAAAGCCGCCCCGACCGACTGGAGCAAGACGATATCCTGTAGTGCTTTGCAATTATACAGCCATACGGTGTTCCAGCTAACAAAGTCATAAGTGTAATACGGGTCTGCTGTGTATGGTATTCCGTTGATGCTTGCGCGTAGCATCGATTTGTTTCCGCTGCTGACGTCGTTATCCCCGAAGTTATAAGCATACGTTCCCCACGTCTTCGGATAAGGTTCTGCCTTGATTTTTACGATATATTGCCGCGTGCCGTCCTGTACGAGAGTTCCGCCGCCGTTATAAGTGTGTGTTCTCCTCGTATTTTCCGACGTAAATGTTTCCTTGGTTCCGTCGCCCCAGTCAACGTATATTGAGCCGTTTGCGTCCGAGGCGTGAAAATTAGTCCGAAATCCCATAATATCAGTATCGTTTACGAGGAAATAGTTCCATCCGCTCGGCGCAGGGGGCAGGTCAATCCACCACGATGGGATATCGCTACCCCCAAAATCTTTTTTTAGTTCGTTAATTGCTCCTACAACCGTTTTATTGTTTGTATTAAGCCTTGCATCTTGATAGTCTATAATTGCGCTTGCAGATGAATTTTGAGGATATAAAACACAAACAACGCTTCCAATTTGATAATCTGTTCCCGGTACCGAAACACCCGATAAAGTATCTGTGCCAACTGTTATTGTATAAGTCTTTATTTTTTGTTCCTTATCGGTGAAAAGTTTTTTCTGTTCCTCAATATCTCCCGTTTTAAGATTTAGCGTACTTGCGTCAAATCCGTATGTACTTATCAGCGTTGTTTCCATAGCGGTAAATCTTGTTTCAATCGCTGTTATTCTAGCTTGCTGTTCAGGTGTCGGACTTGGAAGTGCTATAAGTTCATCATATTCTGTTCTTAGCGTAACGAATTCTGTCCGTAATGCTACAAGTGTGGTATAGTCTGAATTGAAGCCTGTTACCGTGCCGTATTGCGTTCTGTCGTATGCAAATGGTACTGTACCCCAATCGAAATCCTCAAGCATTCCCTCAAGGTCAATGTCAAGTGAGGTATCTCCGATTTCTCCTGTTGTCGGCTGAATAACTTTATTTATATAATCAGAGCTGTCAAGGACATATTTAAATTTATCCTCAAATCTAGGCGTTTCATCTCCGACTTCTATTGAACAGTTCCACGGCTGAAAATAGTCATATGTCCACTTAATTATCCTTGCCTGATACTGTTCTTCCAACAGGTCATCATCAACAACATCAACAATATCATTTACATTAAAATTCTCTTGCGAATATCCTTTATATTCTCTGAGGTCGATTATATCCGTTGAAAGCTTAATCGCAGGTTGACACATTTTCGCAATCTGCTTTATGCCCCAATTTTTAAGCTCTCTTTGATTTGTGATGTCGTTGTTTGTTAAAATACCCTCATAGATTTTATTTGTATATCTGAAATCCGTAAGGTATTCTTTATTGTCGTTATCACTTGCAATGTTCAAATTCTGATAGCCGTAAACGTACAGCTTTGTCACAAGGTCATTTACCTGCTTTCTTGTGACGTTCTTTATATTTTTACCATACCGTATTTGAAATCCGTTATAGTTCCTGTATGTATCTTCATCACGCAGCGAAACAGTTTTGGCAACGCTATCTATTACGAGAATACCGCCCCAAAAATCTCGTATCTGCTTTACATTGTCCCATACGGATTTTTTATCGGTTTCAAGGTCGTGCGTTCCGTCAACATCAACTGTGCCTACGTTCCAACCCGAACCGTACAGAATAGCAAATAGCGCATAAGCAGCGGTACCTTTTGTATACGGGTTAAGAGCTTCGATATTTACCCAGTTTGTATAAAGAGGGTAATAGCCGTTTGAAAGGACTACTACCATATGAGTGTCTATATGGTCGAAATTATCGGTTGAATTGAACGAAGTAACATATTTACGCTGCAAAAGATAATAACTCTCAACAGCGGTTATATCAACTGATATGCTGCCGTCCTGATTTCGCGTTTCAACAACACTTTCATCCGGCTTGACAAGAACATATTCTTTGTTGTCAGCAATGAAATAGTTTTCAGCTTGTGAAATAATACGATATTTTTCATTAGATTTAAGCATAGAAAAAGTTAAAGAGCTTTCGTTATTTTGTGCATTTGAAATCTGACAGGATATTGTTTCGTCCCTCTCGGTAATAATCGCTATCTTGTTCCTGTTCTTATCAAGTACAACTATTGATTTTTGATTTTCGACTTTATCCATATATTAAATCACCACATTTCTTTCTCGCCATTTAAAAATGGTGTTTGTTTCTGCCTGTATAGTATTTGCTCCGATGATAAGGGCAGGGAATTTGTCAGCGATATAATATTGCATTGCATTTGCTGCACTTGCCGTGCCGTAATTCAGTATAGCCGTAGAACGCTCACAATCAATCGTGAGAACGTCCGAACTTGCCATAGCAAAACTGCTCACCGTTGCATACAAAACGCCGTTGACGGTCACGGAGGGAGCTGTGCAAGCACCGCTGATTATAATGACGGGGTAGGCTTTTTCATCTCCGCTGTTTGTTACTGAGCAGGGGACAGTACCCGAACTAAACGCTTGTGTATATTCCGCTGCTGAATAGCCAACAGGATTATGTGCTTTCAGTTGCAGTGTTGTTCCGAACCATAAAGGCTTTCTGTCCTCTGTTGGTCTTTCAACCGCCTTTACATTGTAAAGCAAGCCGTTTTTCCATAGCAGATATCTTGCAGAATTCTTTGTCTTATGTAAGAGTTTTGCTATGTTGCTAATAACCGTATCTCGTTCGGAAACACTTGAAAATATGGAATTTGAATATGTGACAAGGCTGAATATCCTTGCACCATATCTTGTATTAAGACTTATTTCTCCATCTGTTCCCGCAACGACTTCCGATGTATCTTCGATTTCCGGCAATGATGGTATGCTGCTTTCGGCATAGTTGACAAATAAATTACACGGTTGAAGAATGCCTTTTTCGTCTATCCAAAAATACACGATAGGTACGCTCTTTGATATTGAATATTCGGATATTTCTCCACTTGCAGTTGCTTTCAAACGGTATTCTGCTGTGTTTCCGCCGCTTGACTTAACTGCGCTGTCTGTGTAAGTAAGAGCCGTGCCGTTGTATATTTCCACAAATTCGTTACCGTCAATCATTCGTTCAAGGCTATATGCAGTTGCTCCCGTTATGGCTTCCCACGATAATACGGCATTGCTGTCCGTCTTGACGTAATTCGGCGCGGTCAAGCTCGGTCTTGTCAAACTCATTTCTTTCACTCTCGCTTTCGTATGTAGTATAAATTATTAAACAGGGTAGGGACGCATAAAGCGTCCCTATTGTTAAACCATCTTTGAAATACGGTTCATAATCTCACGCGAGAATTCATCCGCGTTAGCCTTTGCATCTGCCTTGTCTGATACATTGTAGGTTGCCGAAAAAGCACCTGCTTCAATTATAACTTTCTTTTCGCTGTTATTCGTTGAATTGCTTACCCGTTGCGGAACGCCTACCGTCAACGGATTTTTCAGATATTGTGCATTCGGTGAATAGTTTGCCGTTGTATTATCAAACGCTTCCAAGAATTTATCAAGACGTGTAGTAAGTTCGGGGTTGACTATAAATTCATTTTTATGTAGCATCATCATTCCGTCACCGAGGGTATATCCACCGCTTGAAGCTTTTACAACACCTCCGTTTGTTACCGTGATATTTCCGTTAAGTGAAGAGCCGCCAATCAGACTTGCTTTCATATTGAACAGCTGTTCAAATAAGGTTATCAACGATATAATATCATTAGCCATAGGTTCTGTGAAGTGCTTTAGAAATTGCTCATACAAGCTCGGAGCATAAACACCCGCTGCCGCAATCATATTGATGTTGGCTTCCGAGAACTGAGCTTGAAACGCTGCATATTTGTCTTTTTCCGCTTGAATTTCCATTTGCATCTGAGCTTGTAGATTTGCTATTGTGATTTCCTGTAGCTGCTGACGATATTCTATCTCGTTATCGCGTTTCTTTTCAAGGATAGATACCTGTTCTTCAATAGCTTTGTCCTCTTCCGAACGCACAAATGATTTATCAAGGTCAGCTATTCGTTCATCTATATCGTCGATTTTTTCAACAGCTTCACGCCCCGTACGCTGTTCCCAATATGCGCGTTCTTGTAAGAGTTTGTTCCTTTTTTCAATATAATCTTCCTCTTCTCGTTCCTCCGAAACAGAAGATTTATATTCTTTTAAAGCGTCGATTTCAGCGTCATAGGCGTTCTTGATGCTTTCAATTTCTTCATTGCTTGCATTCTTTGCAGCTTCGATTTTAGCGTTGTAGGTGTCCTGAATAGCCTGTTGCCTTGCTTCGCTAGCTTCTTTTTCTTTATTAATAACTTCCTGTATTTGTTGCTTGTAAAGAGCAAAGAGCTTGTTTTGTACTGTGCCAACTTCCTCCGTTGTAAGTCTTGTATCTTTCAGAACGTAATTAAGATATTCAATCTGCTCAGATACCGTCAGAATTCCCATTCCGTTGAATTTATCAAAATCTGCAAGAAGTTCGTCAAGGATTGATACAGCTTTTTCGGCGCTTGAAGATGAAGATGAAGATGTCCCCGAGCTGTCAAAAATATTAGTCCAAAAATCGCCTAATTCTGTTTCTGCGTCTTTAAGTTCCGCGAGTGCCTGTTCGAGTGAGGCTATCTTTTCGCGATTTTCTTCGATTTTGCGCCCCGTTTGCTCGTCGCTCACGCTTATTTCCATTGCCGCTGTCTGCTGTCTTATTAATGAGATTTCCGCTTCGAGCTCCGCAACCTTTAGCAACCCGTCCATTTCGTAGCCGAATTGTACAAGTCGTTTTTGCGTTTCTTCTGATACAGCCTTTGTAGCGTCGATTTGAGATATTTTATATGCTACCGCAGCTTCTACGTTCGTCTTGTTGAGTTCTTCAAGCACGGAGCTTTCAATGCGAAATCCGTCTGCCGTATATTGTACTTGCGTTGCAAGTTCGGGGTAAAGCTCAACAAGTTTCATAACCTGTTCAGCGGTAAGCGTGCCACCGTTATTGAGCGTTTGGAGATACCCGTTAAGCATAGAAATATTTGAAATGTATTCGCTGATATTTTCATCTGTTGCAGATATAACATCATTTTGTTCTTTTATGCTTTCGGTAAATGCCTTATTTGATATTGTCCCATTTTTAACCGCCATTTGATAATCAGATAAACTATTAATTGATACCGCTTTCTTTTTTTCTACGACATCAGCTGCGTCACCAACTTCGTATAGAGAAGCTTTGAGGAAGTCAAGCTGTATCTTCATATCTTTTAATGTGTCGTTATTAGAGTATTCGGGGACTTTCTCCATAACCGATATATAATCTTCCAGAGCAATAGCGTTTTCAGAAATAGAGGCTTTGACATCAACTATTTTCCCGCCATATTCGTCCATAACTTCGGATAAAGCAAAATAGTTGTTTTTAAGAGCTTCGAGCTCTGTTTCGTTTGTGGTGTTCTTTTGAGCTTCTGCTATTCTATTGAGCTCGGTTTCCATTTCTTGATACTTCGACTTGAGCTTATCAAGATATGCGATTTGTGTTGTTGTGTCAGTTTCGGAGTATTTAACGGGAAGATACATTCTGTATTGGCTGTATAATCCGTAATCGCCTACTGTAACAAGGTTGTTAATATTCGTTTGAATAATATCGTTTGCGCCGCCCCACGTTTTACCTTGATTTTTCTTATATGCTTTTTCGGCACTCTCCGCAAGGTCTTTCGCGTTTTTTTCTTGTAGAATTTCATAATATTTTACGGAACGTTCAAGCTCGTCCACTTGCTTTGTAAGCCTTTCGAGCTCCGCTTCGTCAGTAAGTGTGATTTTGCCTTTATCCTGTATAAGAGCAATCTGTGCATTCACTTCTTCAAGCTCGTTTTTTACTTCATTGAGCTTGTTAGTGGTATCATCGAAGTTATCTGCCGCCGTTGCCATATCCTCAATTGCTCGTTCGCCCTCTTTTGCCGCATAGTTTACCGCAGCGATTATTCCCGCAACAGCTACAAGTGCAATGCTGATAGCTCCAAGAGCCGCGTTTGCCGTCATAGCTCCTGTGCTTATTGCTGTAAACAAAGAGGTTACAGAGCTTTTTATCGCAAGAAGTTCCTTTGCAATTGCGGCTTGCTTGAACATCACGATAATTCCGAGAAGAGAAAGAAGAACGGTACTCAACCCGCCCAAATCTTCGGTAAGAGCAGATACTTGAATAGCAATGTCAAGAGCGTTTTTGGCTATATCAAGAAGTCCGCTGTCTGCGGCTTGAACCGCAAGGCTTTGTAATGACGTTTGTAGCTGTTTAACTTTCGCCTCATAGGTTTCCATATAGCGCGTATTTTCTTGCATTGAGTAGCCCTCTGCGTCAAGAGCTTCCGTGCTTATTTCCGTTGTCTTTGCGAATTTCTCCATAAGGGCGATAAAGTAGTTACGTCTGAATACTCCCGCTGCTGCCTGTGTTACTTTTCTTGCCTCTGCATCGTTGGTTTCACGGAGCTTTTTGTTGTATTCTTCTTCCATACGGAGCATTTCGTTGTATTCTTCTTCCATGCCGAGAACAGCTGCGAAATCTTCTGAAAAGAGCTGTGCTTCATCTGCGCTCTTTACAAGTGCATCAACGGCTTCATCACCGACAGAACCCCACTTATTAGCCATATTCGTGAGTATTTCCATCATCGGCAGGAGTTCACCTGTTGCTTTATCCGCATACACTTCAATACCCGCTGCATCGAATACTTTAAGGGAACTATCACGCTGAATATATGACATAATGGATTTAAAGGCGTTTCCGACTTCCTTACCTGTACGTCCGCTTGCTTCTTTCATTGCCGTAAGAACACCGATTGTATCTTCAAATGACATACCGGCAATTTTCGCTACGGAGGAAGCTTGCAGAAGCGCATCCGTCAAATCCTGTGTTGTTATTGCGTTATTATCAGCTGTATAGTTAAGCTTGTCGATAATTCCGATAAGGTCCTCGGCTTCATATCCCCATTGTTGCATAATACCGATAAGGGATGTTGTTCCGCTTTCAGCGTTAAGTTCAGCCGTATTGATACCGAGAAGCATTGCTTTTGTCATTGAAAGAACATCATTTGCTTCATAACCTGCCTGAGTGAATTTCAACGCAATTTCCGACACTTCATCAAATGAACGTCCATATTCAACGCCGTAATCTATAAGGTTATCTCGCAAATCCTTTGCGCTTTCGGTTGTAAGGTTCATTACACGGCTGATTTCCATAACGCGAGTTTCGATGTCAACAACATCACTTGCCGCCGATTTTGCATCCTGCCAAGCCGCATTTGCTACGTTATATCTGAGAAAGTTTTTTGCTCCCGTTGCAGTAGAAGAAGTCGGAGCTTTTTCTACGCTTGCCGTTGTCTTAGCGTATACGTTTTCTTGCTCACGCAACTGCTTCTGAATAATAGAGAGCTGTTCCTTTTGTTCTTCTGTGAGTTCTCCCGAAAGTTTCAGCTGTCTTACAAGTTCATCTGTTTGCTCCTGTAGTCGCTTGACTTTCTTCTGCTCACCGACGTAATTTGTATCTGAGATGTTTTTGCCCTTTTGAGCGAGCTTATAAGCTCTTTCGTTGGTTTCGTATACTCTTTCTGTGATAAGTTCTTTTTCACGTTCTGCTGCAATTTCTGCATCTGAAAGCTTTTTGGCATTTTCGGTATTTTTCTTGTAGTTTTTATCTAACGCCGCCTGTATTTCTTCCTGCTTTTTCTTGTGCTTATCAGCAAGAATAATTGCCTTTTCCATTTCTTTTGAAAAAGAGCCTTTATTGTTGATAACGTCACCGACAACAAAATCAATATTTGCAATTCGCTGAGAACTTGCCTGTACTTCCTCTTCAATCTGCTGTAAATCTTTAAGAGCTTTGCTTATATCAAAGTCAAGCCCTGTAATATGCTGTGATTGGCTTACATTGTCGGGCATATAGATTTCTCCTTTCGGGCATAAAAATAACGACTTGCCGGCTTTGGCAAATCGTTGAATGATGTTTTTTGACTTGCTGTACTATTTGTGTATTGCAATAAACCGCGCATTTACGCACTTTTTTACTTGCACTTAACTTGCTACGGTATAAAAATAGCAGACCTCAACGTGTGAAGTCTGCTACTTGATTATTCTGTTTTATTTTGGCATATATTCAAGCATAAAGATTAACGAAAAGAAGAAAATTGGTGTCAATATGACAGAACACCCTATTTTCCAATACAAAGAAATTTTCGGGGACTTCCATAGGAAAAAAGCTATAATCGGTATGATTATCCACACATAGCTACAAAAGAGCCATATTGCAACAAAAACGAGCAATAGAATAAAAATTATTACCGCATAAGGAGAATATCCACCATTACCGCTGTTTCTACTCATATTCATTACCCCCTACTTATTCAAGAAGTATTCTGAACATATTAGCCTTACCAATGCCGCTAGTGATATATTCTTTTCTTCTGCTTCTTTTTTAAGCCTCTCATAGAGCTTTTCAGGTATTTTTATATTCAAAGCCTTGTCATTCATCACAAATTCGCCTCTCTTTACTACAATAATACTACAAAAATACTACAATGTCAATACAATTTTCTGAAAAAGTATTGCAATAATATAAATATATGGTATAATGTTCGTAGAAAGGTAAGGTGATTGTATGAAAAAGATATGCCCTAAATGCCAAGAAGTGAACAAAACAAACATTTGTTCAAATTGCGGGTATAGCCTTAAAGACATTGAAGAAAAGGCAGACGAAAAAGCCGCATACTTTTTTTGCAATGATAAAGACGATAAAAAACATATTTTACATACAATATGCCCTCAATGTAACTATGAAAATGAAGAAAATTCATTATATTGTAAGAGCTGCGGATTTGATTTGGGAGTAATATTCCGTGTTCCTGATAAAACTACCGCTGTTGTAAAAAGTCAAGTGAGTGCAGGAAAAACAGAGGTAAAAATAATCGGTGGAAGTCACGACGGAGAAACGGTAATTGTAGCCGCTGATGCTATTTATAGTTGATTACCCATTAACAAAACTTAATAATTCTTCGGGGCTGCTGACGGTTTCAGTAGTCCCTTTTTCTTTTGGTGCAGCTATTCCACCACCGAGAAATGCGCCTATTCCCGTTGCGCTCATTTTACGGATTTCATCTTCCTGTATTTCCGCCGCCATACCGTAAAGATAGGGGAGGGAGCTTGCCATTATTTCCGACTTGCTCATTGTACCGCCTTTTTGTAGTGTGCTGAAAAGGAACATATACTCGTTTTTCTTTTCTTCATCGGACGTTTCTTCCTCGTTTTCTTTGTTATCGTTCTTTTTGCCCTCGGGAGAAAGCCCCGAAATTTCAATAATAAACAAGAGAAGTCTACCGACATCGGAGAGCTTCCATTCCTCTGCGACTATTGTGTCAATATCAACAGGTTCTTCCGTTTCCGAGTTCGTGACAAGACGTTTAAGCCACTTGTTGAGCTTGCCCCTCTGCTTATCATTCGTAATATTGTAAAGCTGCATTTCAGCTGTGTTATCTTCGTTATGGGGGACAATTAATCTGTCCTTTGAAAATTCAAGTTTGAGAATATATTTGAACGGTATGGGCTTTACTGTATATGTTTTGCCGTTTACCTCAAATTCGTATTCTTCGAGGACTTCTTCCGCGTTCGCATTTTCGCGGTTTTTCAAATACTCTGACATAATGAATTTACCTCCGAATAAAAAGAAATAGGGGCATACAAAAAACTCATAATAAAGCTATTGTACGCCCCTTTCTTTTAATTAATTATTAGCCTGCGGAAAATGCTGTGAAGTCTGCCTTATTGACATACTTCATTGTGAGAGCGTCCGTGCCGAAAGGCTCTGTGATTTCAAGGTTTATCGTCCAATCAGATGACTGGTTAGCTCTCTTAGGAGGCGAGATTTCACCCGAAAACTTTACGCTGTCGAGAACCATTGTATTATACTGTTCATCTGTTGCCGTGCCGAAAGCACCAACAGGAGCCATAATAATAGCTTCGTATGTGTAATCGACAGGCGTAGCAGACATATAATCCTCTGATGTTGAGCCCGCGAGCGCGTCATAGGAGATTATAACCTTTTTGCCCTTGTCCGCGTCGTTGAATGTGAATGTGTTTGTTGCCGAAGCAAAAGCATATTCATTCTCGGAGGGAGTGTCACCCGAAGCGGTAGCATACGGCATACCCGTTGCATAGTCCTTGATTACCATTAAGCCGTTGGCTTTAACGGTCTTGTCCGTAATTGCTACTGTTCCCTCCGTTGCGTCAATAACGTGTTCCTCACCGATTATTGTTGCATAAGCGTTTGATGTGGTTTCTCTGTACTGCATACCCGCAGCAAAGCGGAAAAGCTGACGGTCAAAAGCATTCATCGTGATAGCGAGTTTTGTTCCCGTCTTAATAGGGCGAATATCAGCAGGGTAATTACTGTTACCGCTGTCAATGTTCTGCATTTCCTTTGAAACGGAAAAGCTCATTTCCTTAATGGACGGCTTGTTTGCAACGTAGATTTCGGCGTTATCAGTTGTGATAAGCCCCGAAGAAAGCCTACGACGGAGCATAAGTGTTCCTGCTCTTTCAAAAAGCAGATTTCTTTTCTGTACTGACATAGTTATCATTCCTTTCAAATGTTAAGTTGTTTTTTTGACATTCTTTGTCGATGTGTAATATGAAAATCGAACCCCTACGCAGTAGAAGCCCGATTGACAAGCGAGAGGGGCGGGAGAGGGAGCAACAACATTCATTTCGCTGTGATTTTCCCATTCGTACCCGTCGAGTATCGCAATTATCTGTGAAGCGCATAAATCCGCCTTGCTTGCATTATTCAGCGGTACGGATATATCAATCTGTATCATCTGTTCAAGCGTAGCGGAATTGAGTTTGTTTGTTCTTGAGGGAGCATTATATATAAAAAGCTGAAATTTATCATTTTCCAACTTTTCATCTGTGGTGTTTGTAAGGTATGTATGAGCTCCCGAAAATCCAAGAGAGAGGATATATGGGTCTGCAAGAATAGCCTTGCGTATGGCTTTTTTATCCTCATTAGGCGAAATTGGCAATATCATCACCGTCCTTTACTCATAAAAAAAGACATCTTGTTGAGGTCAACAAAACATCTTAATATGTATCAATCATACATTGATAGATTAACGGACCACCGCCTTTCAAGCAAAATTAAAATCGTTTTTGCAGGGGATAAAGTGCCTAACCATTCTAATCTCACCGCCTATCTATCTGTATTCAAAATATTGTGCTATACCTCGGAAATACTCCTTGATTACAAGGGAAAGTATTTCATTAACTCTGTTACCGCCAAAAAACCACGTTTCCGCATTCTGAAAAGCGTATGACGGCTGTTGTACACCTGTAATGCCCTCTACGTCACTCCCTGCCATTGAGCCTGTCGAATAGTCGGTTGCTCCGTAGATGTT